ATCGACGTGAGTCGTAAACACGGTGTGCTGGTTCGGAGCGGTGTCCGGACCGGTTTCCTTCATGTACTCGCCCGAGAGAAGGACGCTGCGGAACGAGCCCCACTGGATCATGTAGATCGGTCCAGCACTGTTGTCGATGAGCGAACTGCTATCCAACTTGGGAACGTACATGATCGGAACACCGCGGAAAGTGGTCGTGCCGTTCGCGTCCGTAGCCACGTCTCGCGAAACGATCTTGTCGTTCAGGCGATCCTGAAGAACCTCAAGACCCGCGAGGGTGGAGTAGTTGGTGTAGATGCCCCACTTCTCGGGAGTCGGGTTGTACGACGGGTACGAAGCGTTCGGGATCGGCTTGAAGTTGCACTTGATGTACGCTTCCTTCATGGCCTTGAGAACGGTGGGCTGATTCATCGCGAAGTTGGTGGTCGAACCGCTGGCAAGAGCAGACACCGGATCGGTGACATCAGCACTGGTGAAGTAGCCGAGGCCGTTCTGCCATCGCGGAACGTCGGTCGGGTTGATTCCCGCGACCGTGGTGAACCCGGACGGGACACCGCCGCCGAACGAGAACGAACCGGCAGCACCGGCGGAAGCACCAGCGTTGTCCGAGATCCAGTAGTCAACGCCGTTCATGTCCTGAGAGGCATCGTTGGCGGGCTTGCCCCAGAACTGCGTTTCGAGATGCTCGGTCAGCGAGATCATCGCGTCGTTGCGACGAACCTTGACGAGGTCAACGATGCGACGGGGATCGCGGTTGAACGCGATTTCGCGACGCTCGATGGCGTAGTTGACAGTGGTGTGCTTCCAGCCGATCTCAGCGGTGGACATCACATCACCGACGTTGAGATCATCGACGGCGAACAGGCCGGTCTGCTTGGCAGCACCGCTGTTGTCCGTCATCAGGTTCCACTGGATCGAGGGGCCAGCCTCGTACGAAACCGACGACTCCTGAAACAACTTGCTCAGGGCCACATGGTACTGAAGGTCGGTCGAAAGATCGGTGTACTTGAGTTCACCGAGTTCCTTCTGGGTCGTGGTGATCAGGTCACCGAGATCAGAAGCATTGATAGACATGGCTGTCTACCTCCATTGCTATCGACTGATTCCGCGGTCTGCCATCATCCTTGCAACTGCACGGGCTGCCCGATCTTCGGGACGTTCGTTGATTGCGGACTTGCCAGTCGTTTGGGCACGGCTGACGAATTGATTCTGGCGACTCTGGACACGGTCGAGAATTTGTTGTTCACGGGCCTCGACCATCGAGGCTCCGAACTCCATTGACACCGCCTTCTCGAAGAGTGCGGTGTCATCTGGGACATCCTTGCCCTTTGCCTCGTAACCAACCCGGATCGTGTCAATCGCATCCGTGATTCGTGACTGGGCGTCATCGGCTTTCAGGACATCCCCGTACTTGCCACTCTCTGATTCCCAGACAGCGGCAAACTTGTCAGCGGTCTTCGCCGCCACGGTGGCCTTCTCAGTCTTGACACGCTCCTGCTGGAGTTGCGTCTCAAGCCCTGCCACCTTCTCAACCAGTGCCTTGACGCTGGTGGCGAGTTCTTCGTCGATGTATTCCGACAAAGCCTCTTTCATCTCAACCGGATTGGCGGGCGGGAGTTCATCGCCCTCGTCGGCTGAGGAATCTGGTGCCACCGGAGTTTCTGGCTCTGGCTTGGTTTCTTCAGGAGGAGCCTCGGACTCGGTCGGAGTCTCGTCCGTCAGCGGGGTCTCATAAGGATCCCGATGGTTGAACGTAGGACGAGGCGTTTCATTTCGTTCTGCTTCTGAGTCAGTCATATCCATTCCCGTCTGCTCGGCCAGTAGCCTTGAGGATCTTGCGACGCTGGGCGTTGTTTTCCAGTTTCATCCTACCATCGGAGGTGAACTCGACATGCCCGCACCCCTTGGCCCTCAGGTCTTCCTGAGTCTGTTTGACCAGATCCGGGTGGGTTCCCAGCCCGTCACTATACATAGGCCAGCCCTTGGCCGTTGACACACGGGTCTTCCCCTCGGCACCGTAGTCTCGGGTCCACGATTCACCGTCGATCACGATGTCATCTGTATCCCCCTGACGTTCCATCATTTCACTGATGGTCATGACCATACTTGTGGTTTCGCCGGTCTTCTTGTTCTTGTAGTGGTACTGGGGCATCAGCCAAGTGGTCCTTGCTGGGGCTGATCAAGTGCCTCTGCACCCGGGCTCGGGTTGGCACCCATCAGCATCTGGCTCATGGCGTTGTCCCGGAACGCCCGGGTTCCGCCGGTCGGCACATTACGCCTGACATACTCACGCCTTGTCACGGGAGACTTCCCGCCCTGAGGCTCGGTGTTGACCATACCCAGAAGGTTCTGGGGGTCAAGAGGAGAACCCATTGGCGTAATCAGGTCCGCCACCTCCTCAACCCCGGTCAGGGTTGCCATGTGAGCGATGTAGGCAGGCACATCGATCTGGATCCCCTGCTGCATCAGGTTCGGAGCCATGGGCATCAGCATGTTGTTCATCAAGTTCGACATCGTCTGAACTCGGTCAGCCGAAGTGGTTTCCTGAAGACTGCTGGGCTGAATCGAGAACTCAAGGTCGAAGAACTCTGACTCCTTGCGATCCTTGGGCTTGAGCGGGATCTGAACTTCGATGCCCGTGCCGCCGAGATCCTCCGTCAACTCGTAGGTCCGAGCCGGGTCATGCCAAGCCCAGAGACCAATGGCCTTGACAACATCCCCGGTGAACTTGGTCACGCGGGCCTGCATGTCCTGAACCTTCTGGCTTGAAGACTGCTTGATCAGTTCTTCCTGACCCAGAGTGTCAGCAACGGAACTCAGGCCGCCGATGGTGTCGAGGTTGCCGCCGACGTAGTTGAACATGTCCCGGAGTTGCAGAAGGAAGGCAAGACTGCCCTGCTCTGCACCACCGAACTTCAGTTCTCGGGTCGCCTCTGGCCTGTCGCTCCGGATCATGTCCCCGTCGCTGGCGGCGATGATCCGTTCGCCATCGTCCTCAGCCCCGGCTGCAACGATGCCGATGGTCTTGGCCCGATCGTTCTGCCTGACCAACTTCCGCATCGTTCGGTTGGCTGCGTCGCTGAGATCAACGAGAGAAGCGGCCGGACCGAAGGGCATGATCTGACCGGGCACGTCTTCGAGCGAAAGGATGTGGTACGGACCGAACTCGGGGCCGTCCCACTCGACTTCTCGGATGGTTCTTTCAAACATCGGGACGCCTTGGTCGTCACAGCAGAAGGTGAGAACCCGACCCTCGAAGGGAAGGTAGATTTCCCACATCTCAAGAACGGGAGTGGCCCGGGTGTCCTCGAACGGCGAGTCGGTCGATCGTGACACGGACTCAACCTTGGTGTCGCCGTACTCGTTGTACATCGAACTTCTGGACTCAGAGACCATCTTCCCGTCTCGGCCGAAGTCGTACAGACCGGAGTCCAGTGCCATCTGCTTCGGAACCGTGAAGCGGTTGCCGATGAACTGCATGGTCTCCCAAGACTTCGCACGCATGTCAATGACAAGGTCGTCGAGATCAATGCAGTCAGCGAAAGGAAGACCGGCGTCGTGAAGAATCCCGTTCAACTCCGAAGCCTTGCCGGATGTCAGACCAACCTTCATGACACCAACCGAGAACAGTGCGTCAAGGACGACCTTTGACAATGACTCCTCGAACCGCATCTCTTGCAGGATGTAGTTCAGCATCATCTCGGCCTTCTTGGCCGTGCCACGACGTTCCTTGCGTACGGCCCGAACCTTGGCGGTCGGTCGGCGTGCGGCCAAGTTGCGTCGATAAATGCCGATCGCCATCTGGAGAAGGTTGACCGGGTGGGCCTTTTCCCCCTGACCATCGCCGTAGTTTCCGCCAACATACGACTTGATCGCCTGATACCGACGCTGCCGGAACGGGGTCATCTTGTCACGGGAGAACTCGAATGCGGTTCTCAGACGGTGGAAGTCTTCGCTCATGTCCATCGAACATTCCTCTCTGCAAGCCGACGCCTTGAATCTTCCCTCCTACGCCAAGCAATCGAACCGGGGAGGATCTGGGTCTTTGGAATCGAAACCGCCCTGTTGCCACCCAATGCGAGGCAAGCCAGAGCGTCGGCGATCACGCGATCACCATGGTTGGAGCGGGCACCGCTCTTGTCCTGTGCGTTGATGGACAGAGAGTGTTCTACCCCGCCGGAAGAGTCGTACACGAACTCGCGGCATTCGTCGATAGCCTCGCGAGAATGATTGACGAACTCTTCGTTGAACAGCATCTTGCGATACCGACCAAGAAGAGCCTGTTTGCTGTCACGGGTGGGAATCCACCCCATAAGCCTAGTCGGCGAACGATCGACTGTGTTCTCTGTTCGTCGATACCAAATCTCGCGATGCCCGTACTCCAGTACGGCGTCGCCGAAGATCCGACCCGGGCCATGAGCCTCCCACACCAACTGGGCTGCCTGCCCATTGTCACCCTTGAACCAGTTCGCAAGACCGACCGCGTACTTCGCCAACTTGTCCGGGCGAAGGTCAGGCGACGCGAACTCCGCCACCTTCTCGTAGGTCTTGGACTCAACGACCGAGAGACAGGAGTTGGAAGCCCCGGTTCCAGCCGCGATGTCAATCCCGATGTAGTAACGCCGGTCCCCCGGAACCCCGCCTGAAGCATCCGGGGTGAACCAGAGAAGCAGTTTGCCGTTCATGTCCTTGTCAAACGAAGGGCTCTTGAAGTCCTCGTGCTGGAGTTCGCCCTTGAAAGTCGGGGGGCGAACATGCTTTCTGGCGATCTGATCCAGTTTCTCGTGGTCGAAGAACGCACCAGCCGAACCGGCGAAGTCGATATCGAGTTCCTGAGCGGCCTCGATCGGCGACGAACACCGGGTGACTTCCTTGTCATACCAAGGGGATCTGATCCGACCCTTGTAGTCGGTGTACTTGTCCTTGCCCTTGACCGGGTGGTCTGCCCAGTGCAGCCTCACCTGTCGGACGGCGGGATTCTTCGCGACCGTCGCGAACGCATTCGAGGCCCCCGCTGGCGTCGAAAGAAAGATTCTCGACGGCGTAACGTCCCGCGTGGACGAGAGGGCTCGGTAGTCATCGCCCGCCGCGAAGGCCGCGAACTCATCAAGAAGAACACATGACCGTCGATCACCGCGAGCAACATCACCAGTCGTGGACTCACCATCAATGATGCTCCCGTTGTCCAAGTTCTTCAGGCTCAGTTTCTTCCGGTCGAATCTGGGCAGCATCCAGATCGGCAAGTGCCCCAGAATCGCGTCTACCTTCCAGAAGAGCGACTTCGGATTCCCTCGGCCATCGACGTAAGACTCGTTTCGAGATACGAGCAGAATCGCCTGATCAGGCCGAAACAGCCAGCGATGCAGGAGAGCAGCAAGGCATAGCCAAGATGCACCCACGTCACGGCTCTTTGCGATACAGAGATCTTCTCCATCATTTACTGCCTCCTCAATCTTCTGGCATGCCATCTTCTGGAAGTCGTACAACGCGAAGGGCGTCATAGGACACTTGAGCCGGGGATCGTACGTCATGGCAAACGTACTCACCCAGAACGAAACGTCGTTCCGGCACAGTTCTTTCAGACACGACTGAAACTTCGTGTCACCCTTGGCCTCAGCAAGCAATGCCCGGCGGTATCTCGCGTTGGCCGCCGGGTCGCTTGGCGGAATATGGCGGAGTTCAGGCAACCGCCCCCTCCGCGATCTCTATGACACGGCGGAGTACGTCGTCCAGATGATCAAACGCATCGGCCTCGTCAGCAGCATCCTCAAGTTCTTTCTTGCTCGGAACGCAGACTTGCTGGTAGATACGGAGGAGACTGTCGGGTGACTTCCGCCCGGCGCAGAGCAGAGTCCACGCTGTGCCGGAGGGAGAGTCACCTTTGCCCACCGAGTCGTCCCCGAGATACTCCACTGCCCAGAGAATGTCACGGGGATTCCCGACAGGGCCGATGCCCCCGGAGGAAGGTAGTTCTTCCCCCGGGGGGTTCTCACCCTGAGGCACGGAGACCAATCCCGCCTCGGAGTCCTCATCAGGCTCTTCAGCCTGCACCGGCTTGTCACGCTCCGCCATCCGCTTGGCGATCGTCTTGTTCCGCTTCTTGCTCTGCTCAGACTTTAGAACCTCAAGACGCTTCCAGAATCCAGCGTCATCACGGATCCCGAAGTCAGCATCAACCAGATCAGCCCGCTGCTGGATCGTCAGCCGCTCCTTTGGAGGAAGAGCATGCTGCTCCTTATCGACCTCGATGCACCGCTTCTTCCAAGCGTAATAGGCAGTGCTGTCACGCTCCTTGAGAGCGTCATACCATTCGACTCGGGCTTTCCTGAAAGCAGGGTACATGCGCAGAATCCCGGGCTCATTTCCAAGCCGATCGTAAGCACTAACGTCATAAGCGTCAAGTTATTGGCTGTCGTCGGTCTTTCTTGGGAGACGCACGACGCCGCCCCCCTTTAGGGGGTCGGCTTTAGTGCGTCGTCTCAGAGCCCTATTCACCATCTTGTGTGAGAGGCTCTCCAAGGCCATCATCTGATTAGCCAGTTCAGACTGGGAGAGAGATCCGCTGTCCGCCATAGCGGTCAGCGGTCTCGACTTCTGTCTGACCCAGTTCTGACGAGCCTTCTCGACTCTGGTCCTGAACTGGGGGGTGTATGACTTGTCACCCCAGTCCCGAATGATTACGTCCAAAAATCCCATCGCTCCTCCAAGGGGGGCGATTTTTTTAGACGCACCTCGGGCCTACAAGCCGTGATACGTCCTGCCGGGGGATTTCAGGCATCCCTTCTAATCGCCGCATGAATGCCCTTGTCTCCACTTTCCCCTGAGTATGACCTCTCCGGGGTGCTGTCCAAGGACGGATGTGCTGGTGTGATAACACACCAACGAACGAGATGCAAGGGTATTCCAAAAAGATTCCGGCTGAACCGAGGAGAGGTCAGTCTCGGAACAGCCGGAGGGGGGGAGGACAAGGATCAAGGGGGAGTATATCAGTCACCGAATCAATTTCAACCTCGGATTGACGACATATAATTATTGGGCGGCAGGCGGGCGGGGTCGCGGCAAGAAAACCCCGCCCACCAGCCCCCCAATGCACGCCGCGGCT